ACAACTGGTGGTAACTTAGTTGAGACGGAATTAAAGGCTGACGATTTTATCGAAAGCTTGAAGAATAACACCTTAATGATAAACATGGGTGTTGGCACATTGCCCGGCTTGGTTGGGGATGTAGCAATTCCTAGGCGCTCGGGAAATTCTACTGGCTACTGGTTAAGTTCAGAAACTACAGCCATAACTCAGTCAGAAAGTACATTCGATCAGATCTCATTAAGTCCTAAAAACTATGGAGTACTTTCTAAGTATTCTAGGCAGACTCTTTTACAGGCAACCCCCGGAATTGAGCAACTTATTAGAACAGATCTGCAATCGACTGTGAATCTCGGTGTTGATCTTGCAATCCTTAATGGATCTGGAAGTTCAGGCCAGCCAACAGGGATCATGCAGACTTCTGGTATTGGTTCTGTTGCTGGTGGTACTAACGGAGCTGCTATCACATTAGAAAACCTCATCAAATTAGAAGAGGAAGTTCTAGTTGATAACGCTGGTGGTAACAACATGGGTTATGTGACCAACGCTAAGGTGCTATCTGCGTTGAAACAGCTACGTGCTGGTGGATCTGCTGCTGGAAACGGCTCCTTCTTATGGAACACAGATCTTTCAGGGATTGGTCGTGGTGCAACTCCGGGTGTTGTTAATGGCTATCGCATTGGTGTTACAAACCAAGTTCCTTCCAACTTGACTAAGGGTTCAACAAGTGGTGAATGTTCTGCTGTTGTCTTTGGTGACTTCTCACAAGCCTTAGTTGGCTTCTGGGGTAACGGTATGGAATTAGCCGTGTCGGATTCAGACGGCTCCGATTTTACGAAAGCCCTTACTTCCGTAAGAGCGATTACAACGTTAGATGTTGCGGTAAGGCAGGCTTCCGCCTTCTCTGCCATCCTCGATGTTACGACTTAGTAATAAGGGAGGGGGCTTCGGCCCCCTTTTCTTTATACTTTTTCTTTATGCAAGTACAAATCACACGTAATGTTGGTGTTGCTGGTCAGCACTTAGGCAAGGGAGAAATTCATGATCTTCCTGAAGCTGACGCTAACTTTCTTATCCGACAAGGTAAAGCTACTGAATCTATAGAAGCTCCTGCTTGTCCACCAACTAAACCTAAAGCTAAGAAACCAAAAGTTATAGAAGATAATGGCTCTGAGTGATGACAATTCGGTGTTTGTAGGTGGTGAATTTGGTGTTAGTTGCACCAGTGGAGGCACTACCGCAAACGCTATTCTCAATCAGCCAAGTGAAGTATTGATGGACGGAATGGTGTTATTTAGTGATTACACATTATTAGCTAAAGCAGCGGATTTTGGAACTCTTGTAGCTGGTAATTCGATAACGGCTGATGGCACAGCTTATACCGTCAGAGAGACACGCTTTTCAACTGATGGGCAATTAGTCACTATCGCAATACAAAAAACATGACGACTAAACGAGAACAAATATTAGATCAAATAAAAACAGTCCTGACTTCTACGGCTGGAGTTTCTAGTCGTGTCTATCGCTCAAGGGTAGTTCCCTTAAGTAGAGGTGAATCTCCTGCGCTTGTTATTGAACCTGTTAGTGATAATGCTCAATCAATTTTGACACTGCCCAAGATTGAATGGTCATTACAGGTAAGAGTGTCAGTTATTGTTCGTGGTGATGTTCCTGATGAGGTAGCAGACCCTATTGTTGAATCGCTTCATTCAAAGATAACTGCTGATTTAACACTAAATGGTCATGCAATAGATGTTGAAACTCAAGGGGTAGATTTCATGATGATGGATGCTGATCAACCGTCAGGAGTTATAAGTTGTAATTATTTGATTAGGTATAGAACTGAAACAGACGACTTAACTACCTAAAGTCGACTAAACTTAAAGCACGACTATTAAGTATGCTTAACACTCCGAGGATCTAACTAATGGCTCTCTTTTCAAGGTCAAGACTTATCCAAACAAAGATAGAGTCATCGTATGGCGTAGACAGCAGTCCTGCGGGAACTGATGCAGTCTTAGTAAGGAACTTGGACGTATCACCTATTGAGGCAGAAACAGTTTCAAGAGACTTGATTAGGTCTTATATGGGTAATAGCGATCAATTGTTAGCAAACACAAGAGTAGCCATAAATTTCGAGGCAGAAATAGCAGGTAGTGGAACCGCTGGAACCGCAAGTAGGCTTGACAGCTTGCTACGAGCGTGTGGTTTTGCAGCTACCACTACTGGATCGGCTGTAACAGGATCGTCTCAAGCAGGTGGAGCTGGAACCATTACTTTGGCTTCTGGTGCTAGTGCAGTTGATGATTTCTATAACGGAATGGTTGTAACGATCACTTCTGGAACAGGTAATGGACACAAAGGTTTAATTGTTGATTATGTAGGAAGCTCAAAAGTAGCAACAGTAAAAGCAGGCACAGCAACATTCGTTCCCGGTGCAAGTTCAGGTTATTCAATAGCAGCAAATGTTGGCTATTTACCTAAGTCAAGTTCATTTGAATCAACGACTATTTACTTCAATAACTCAGGTGTTCTACACAAAGCAACAGGCTGTAGAGGCAGCGTAAATATGAGTCTTGAGGTTGGTTCAATTCCTGTGTTCAACTTCTCTATGACAGGGATTTACAATGCTCCAACAGATACCGCATTGCCTACAACAACCTATTCCAACCAAACGACTCCTGTTCTCTTTAAGGCAGGTAATACCGTAGCCGTTTCTTTGATGGACTACGACACAGCAGCTATTCAATCTTTAAGTGTTGATATGGCTAACGAGGTTGTTTATAGAGAACTCGTTGGTTCAGACAAGAGTGTTTTAATGACTAATAGAGCACCATCTGGAACGGCTGTTATTGAAGCTCCTACTATTGCTCAGAAGGACTTCTTCACTATCGCCAACGCTGATACAACAGGTAAGATCTGTTTCCAGCATGGAACTACAGCAGGGAATATCGTTTCTGTCTTATGTCCTGTAGTTGATATCGGCAACCCAACCTATAGCGATTCTGATGGTGTTCAGATGTTGAACCTTCCATTCGTTCCTACGCCTAGTGCATCAGGAAACGATGAAGTGCGTCTTGGATTCCAATAGCTTGTTTTTTGTCGACATCATCCTTATTGTTGTTAAGTAACAGCAATTTTTAATGGCATTTGTTCGTAAAAAGGTCGCTTCCTATAAGTGGCCTGTAACCATTCGTGTCCCAGAAGACGGGGCTTATCAAGAGTCAACATTTACTGTACTGTTTAAGGTTTTAAAGAAATCTGAAATACAGGCTTTAGAAAATGATGATGCAAAGTTCCTTAAGTCTATTGTTTTAGGTTGGGAGGACATGGAGAACGAAGACGGATCTGAATACACCTTCTCAAAAGCTCATTTAGATGAAATGATTGAAGATTTTAGGTGGAGTGTTGGTGTAGTAAGGACTTATTACGAGTCATTTAATGAGGCGATGGAAAAAAACTAAAAGACGCTGTTGATTACTGGCTCAATGGTGTTAGTCATGATGATGCTTTGAAAGATGCTGCTTTAATGGGGATCGTTATGCAGGAGAAACCCAAAGAACAGCACTGTGAGATCTTTGAAAGCAACTGGGAGATAGTGATGATGTTTACACGACTACAAACTCAGTGGAATACAAGTATGAATGGAGTTATTGGTCTTAAATATGAGGTGCTTGAATGGCTTTGCCGTCTATACTTAATAAAAGACAAGCAATCAATGCTAGAAGGCATACAAGTTATGGAAGCTGCTGCATTGAAGCTATTAAATAAGCAGGATTAGACATGGCAGATAATACGACTCTCTTTAAGATTAAGGCCATTGTCCAAGGGGCCGAAGGTGTAGAGAAATTAAAAAGATCTATAAGAGATTTACATAAAAATTCAACACCAGCAGCAAGAGATTTAGCGAAATTAAGAGCAGCAGCAAATGAGTTAGGTAGGTCATCACATAAGACAGAAAACTCAATAAGGACTCAAATTGCTGTCCTTAAAGACTTACGAACCAATGTCTCTTTAACAGGTTCTTCATATCAGAAACTTGGTCGTCAGATAAAACAAGCAGAAGCATCATTAAAGAGCTTTAGTGGAAAAGGTGGCTTTAGAGCAGGTGCTATGGCTGCTGCACCTGCTGCTTTAGGTGGTGCTACTGCTTCATTCCTTCCTGCTCCTGCTCAGTTTGGTGCTGCTGCTGGTTTCGCCAAAGGCGGGATGGCTGGTGATCTTGCTGGTGCTGGTATTAGTTTAGGTGTATCTGCTGTAGCTGGAGGTGTTCAGCAAGCGGCTGAAGCTGCTAAATATGCTTCTGAAGTTAAACGGCTACAGATTGCTTTAAAAGGTGTAACCAAAGATTCTGTTAGTTATGCAAAAGCGCAGAGAGTTATAACTTCTGTAAGTAAAGAATTGAATGTACCTATTGGTGTAGCCACTAAACAATTTACAACTTTATCTGCTTCTGTCCTTGGTGCAGGTGGAACTATAGAAGATGCAGAGGAGGTATTTAGAGGAGTTAGTGAAGCTATAAAAGCTACTGGTGGTGAATCAGAAGATATTCAATCAGCTATAAGAGCTATGAGTCAAATCTTTGGTAAAGGCAAGGTATCAGCCGAAGAATTGCAGGGACAGTTAGGTGAAAGATTACCGGGTGCTGTTGTTAAATTTGCAGAGGCAACTAATCGAACATTGCCTCAATTACAGAAAGACTTACGGGATGGAACTGTTGGTCTAAACGATGTAATGAAGTTTGTTACCAAATTAAGCGGAGATCATAGGGAGGCTGCTTTGGATATGGCTAGTTCTTCAGAAGAGGCAGGTCAACGAATGAATGTTGCCTTGAAGCAACTTCAATTTAACTTTGGTGAGTTTTTCCAACCTATTGGCGCAGGCTTTCAGAATATCGTTTCAGGTTTTGCAAATATGGTTAATGCTGCCTTTGAATCTGCAAGGAAATTGAAAGAGGCAAGTATGGCAGATGAACTAAAAAGTCTGCAACAACAATTAGAGCAAGGGATGAAATTAATAGGAAGTGAACATGGCTTGATTGGCAAAATACCTGTTGAAATGGATGAAGATGATAGAAAAGAAATAGAAGCAAAGATAGAAGCAATTAAAGCAAAACTTCAAGAGCTAGAAGATGCGAAAGTAACCCCAGAAGATTTGATTGGTGATAAGGACAAATGGAAAGTTACAACTGAAAACGCAACTGATGCTTTATCTAACTATGTAAAAGAGGTCAATAATGTCATGGGGTCTATTCGTGACGCAGGTGCTAACGCACTAAAGGGACTCGAAGACGCATTTGTGAAATTTGTCACTGATGGCAAGTTTATGTTTAAGGACTTGGCACGTTCAATCATTGCTGATTTAGCACGAATAGCAGTACAGCAAACAATTATGAAACCCTTAACGAGTTGGTTATTCCCTAGTGCAAAAGGGAATGTCTTTGCTGCTAATCAAATAGTTCCTTTCGCTAAAGGCGGAATAATTGACAGGCCCACGATTTTCCCGTTAGCCAAAGGTGCTGCTTTAGCTGGAGAACAAGGTGCCGAGGCAATCATTCCCCTAAAGCGTGGTAAAGGTGGACGTTTAGGTGTAGAAGGCGGTGGTGGTACTTCAATCGTTGTTAATGTTGATGCTTCTGGTAGTGAAGTTCAAGGTGACGAGGCAGAGGGTAGGCAATTAGGACAATTAATTGCAGCAGTTGTTCAAAATGAAATTGTTCAACAACAACGACCTGGAGGTTTATTAGCTTAATGGCAACTTTTTCTTATACAGCGAGCTTCCCTGTTACAGAAAGAAGCAATCCAAGAGTTAAAACGGTTTCTTTTGGGGATGGTTACGAGACTAGGATTGGCTTTGGGTTGAATCGTGATCCTAAAAGCTGGAATTTAGTTTTTTCAAATAGAACTGATACTGAACGCAATAACATCACAGCTTTTTTAGAAGCAAGAGGTGGTGTTGAATCTTTTGATTGGACAGATCCACATGGAACAGCAGGTAAATATAAGTGTTCTAATTGGTCGGTAGAGATGCCTAGTTATAACAAAAATACAATTAGAGCATCCTTCGATCAAGTCTTTGAACCTTAATGGCTTACTCCGCTTGGGCTGCCACTACTGCATATAGTGTTAGTAACATTCGCAGGGCTACATCGTTACAAAACAGTGGACTTGTTTTTAAATGTACAACTGCTGGGACAAGCGGAAGTTCAGAACCAACTTGGCCAACAGATATAAATTCAACGGTTACAGATGGCACTGTTATATGGACTTCTATTAGTAGCGTTTATACAGACATAGCTTCTTTTGCTCCCGATGCAATTATTGAATTATTTGAATTACATCCAACATTAGAACTGCATGGAACAACAAATGTAACGAGGTGGCACGATGGGTTAAATCAAAACGTAACAGGCAATATTGTTTGGAATGGTAATGCTTACACTCGTTTGCCTGTAGAAGCAGAGGGCTTTGAATTTTCTTCTTCTGGAACTTTACCTAGACCGACTTTAAAAATTGCTAATAATTTTCCCGTTTTTGCTTCCTCAATATCTGCTCTTTTAATTGACGTTAATCAAACAACTCCCGGTAATGATTTAGGGGGTGCAGAGGTCAGAAGAATAAGAACATTGAAAAAATATCTTGACGGAGAATCGGGAGCCGATCCTTCTGCAACGTGGCCTATTGAAAAGTGGTATATAGATAGAAAAAAACTTGAGAATAGAGATGTAGTTTCTTTTGAATTAACTTCTAAGCTTGATCTTGTTAACTCTTTCATTCCAAGAAGACAACTAATCTCAAATATTTGTCAGTGGAGATATAGAAGTTCTGAGTGTAGTTATACAGGAGCTAACTACTTTGATACGGATGATAATGTGGCGGGATCTTTAGCTGCTGATCATTGTGGGAAAAGACTTGATTCATGTGCAAAAAGGTTCGCAAATTTTGAATCAATAGGTTCAGTAACGGTAGGTAGTAATCAGTTAACACTAGATAATACTCCCGACACAGTAGAACTTAGTAATGTGATTGATGGTTTTGGAATACCTGCTAGTACAACGGTTAGTTCAAAAGCTGGGAAAGTCATAACGATGAGTGCTAATGCAACAGCCTCTACGAATGTCACTGTTAATGGAACCCTTCAATCTAATCTTTCTCAAATCATTGTTACTAGCGCAACAGGCTTAGCACCAAGCATGACAGTTACAGGAACAGGCATTCAATCAAATACAACGGTTACGGGTATAAGTGGAACAACAATAACAATGAATCAAGTTGCTGATATTAAAGTTATAGGTTCAGCAGCAGTTAATTTTTCTGCTACCAGACATGACACTCTAAATACGGTATTAGTGGCTGCATACACAGTTAATGTTTCAGTGGGACAAGTTGTTCAAGGTCCGGGCCTTTCACCAACAGCAGTAGTTAAGGTGACGAATGTTGTTATTGATGATCCAACAGGGGATGACGAGGATAAGCGAAAACACATAACCTTGGATCATATAATTGGAACGAATCAAGAAGGAACTTATTATTTTTATACGTTAGCTGGTCAATCTGCTGTTAGTTATGTATTCAAAGGCCCTGATACTTACAAAGTAAGCAAGCCTGCTAATGGTGCTCTACCGTTTGGTTCTTTCCCAAGTTCAGGACGTATGAAATGACGCTACCAAAGGAAATCAAGGAAAAAGCTTTAGAACATGCCAAAGCGGAGTCTCCTAGAGAAAGTTGTGGTTTAGTTATTGTTGTAAAAGGTAGAAAACGTTATTTCCCTTGTAAAAACATTGCTGAAACTCCTGATGAGCATTTTGTATTAGACCCAGAATCGTATGCAGAAGCAGAAGAGAAAGGAGAGATTATTTCTGTTGTTCATAGTCATCCTGTAACAAATCATTCTCCATCAGTAGCAGATAAAATCGCATGTGAAACATCAGGGCTTCCTTGGCACGTTGTTAATCCCAATACAGGATTGTGGGGTTATTGCGAGCCATCGGGTTTTGAGTTGCCTTATGTTGGGCGTGAATTTGTTCATGGAATAATTGATTGTTACACCCTATGTAGGGATTGGTATAACAATGAATTAGGGTTGAATCTTAGAAATTATGAAAGACGAGATGATTGGTGGCATAAAGGAGAAGATTTATATTTAAATAATTTTAAGAGAGAAGGATTCTATGAGATCGAAATAGCTGACTTAGCTTTTGGTGATGCCTTATTAATGCACATTGAAGCCCCTGTTCCTAATCATGCTGCGATTTATCTAGGCGACAATATAGTTCTCCATCACGTTCAAGGTAGATTATCGTCTAGGGATGTCTATGGCGGTTATTATCAGAAAGTAACAGCTAAGGCGTTAAGGCATGAAAGTCGTTAAGGTTTATGGTGCTTTAAAGAAACGTCTCGGACAAGGCACTTTCAAATTAGATGTAAATACACCAGCAGAGGCTATTAAAGCTTTGTGCATAAATTTCCCTTGGTTAGTTGAGTGGCTTACAGAGAGTAAAGATAATGGAGTTGGTTATAAAATCCTTTTAGGTAAAGAAAAAATAAACTCCGACAATATGAATCACTTGCTTCTTCCTTGGAGTGAAAAAGAGGTTTTCAAAATTACGCCTGTAGTTACTGGAGCTGGAGGAGGAGGTGGATGGAAAATCCTAGGGGGTATAGCTTTGATTGGTTTAGCCTTCGTAACTGGAGGAGCGAGCTTCGCATGGAGTAGTGGCCTTACCTTTTCATCTAGCTGGGTTGGGAGTGCTTTTGTAGCTAAATCTATTCTTGGTGTTGGTGCAATGTTGACATTATCAGGGATCTCACAGATGCTTGCCCCAACTCCTGAAATGCCAAAGACCAGTCCAGAAGCTAATTTAATTCAGAACTATTCTTTTAGTGGGATTCAGAATACAACGCAACAGGGATTCCCAGTCCCAATTTGTTATGGACGCTGTTTTACAGGGTCAGCTATTGTCTCTGCTTCACTTGATGTTGTATGAAAAAAAATAGACTTGCTGGTTCTGGTGGTGGTGGTTGTTTTGTAGGTGACACCCTTATATCGACTCCTGACGGTAAAAAACCAATTGTAGAATTACAAGAAGGTGATTTAGTTCTTAGTTTTGACGATCAAGGAGATATACATGAAGCAAAAATCTTAAAGGTTCATAGACATGAAGCAGAAGAAATTTGGTGGTACAAATTCTGGGGAGGATCATCTTTTACTGCTACGCCTAATCATTGGGTTTTAAATCAATACAACGCTTTTGTTGAAATAGGAACTCTTGATAGTGACGATTGTGTTGTCAATCAAAATAATCATTTAGTTCCACTTATTGAAAAGAAGAAAATTGGACTAGGAAGTGTTTATAACTTAACGGTAGAAAATCAACATACATTCATTGCTGAAAATGTTCGGGTTCATAATGCAGGTTTAGGCTTTGGTATTACAGGATCAGGAGGAGGCGGAAATAAAGGAGGAGGAGGTTCTTATACTCCAACAACTGCAAATGACAATCTTAGAAGTACACAATTTGCAAGAGTATTAGATCTAATATCTGAAGGAGAGATTGATGGAATAGAAGGAGGTCTAAAAGGCATCTATTTAGATGGAACAGCCATACAGAGTTCTTCTGGAACAGATAATTTTGTTGATTATAGTTTTGCTACTAGAAATGGAACTCAAGCGCAAGCCTATTTAGGAGACGACAAAGCAAAATCTTCTTCAGAGCATAATGTTGGGCTTGAAGTAGTAAATAGCACTCCGATAGTTAAAACAATCACAGATAGAGATGTTGACAGAATTAGAGTTACTTTACGGATTCCATCTCTGCAAGAATTTACAAGTAAAGGTGATGTTCTAGGTGCAAACGTATCAATAGCAATTCATGTCCAATACAACGGAGGAGGCTATAACGCCATTGTTACAGACACAATAAACGGCAAATCAAGTAGCAACTATTTGAAGGACTACATGATCGAACTAACTGGAGCTTTTCCAGTTGACATAAGATTCGTTAGAACTAGTGCAGATTCGTCAACAAAATATCAAAATCAAACTTGGTTTAATAGTTATACAGAGATAAAAGATGAGAAATTAACTTATCCAAACTCTGCTTTATGTTGGCTGAAATTTGAAGCTTCCCAATTTAGCTCTATTCCAGAAAGACGATATCTAGTTAGAGGAATAAAAGTTAAGCTTCCGTCCAATGCTTCTGTTGACACAACAACACATTTAGGACGAGTTACTTATACAGGTGTTTGGGATGGAACCTTTGGAGCTGCTACTTGGTGTGCTGATCCATGTTGGTGCTTATATGATTTGATGATAAATGCAAGGTATGGAGCAAATATTCCTGAAAGTACACTTGACAAGTGGGATTTTTATAGCATTTCTCAATACTGTAATGAATTAGTATCTGATGGAAAAGGAGGACAAGAGCCACGATTCTCTTGTAATTATTATTTAAATTCTAGGAAAGAAATTTATAACGTAATCCAAGAAATGTCATCCCTATTTAGAGGGCTTAGTTATTATGCAGCGGGTTCATTGGTGCTGCTTCAAGATAAAGAATCTGATAGTCAATTTCTTTTAGGTCCATCAAATGTTGTTGATGGAAGGTTTGAATATAGTGGTACTTCTCATCGAGTTAGACATTCTAGCTGTACTGTTGCTTGGCAAGATTACGACACTCTAGGAGAAGTCCAATGGGAACAGGTAGAAGATGCTGATGCTGTATCGAAATATGGGGTGATTAATAAAGAGATCCGTTTGATGGGTTGTTATAGCCAAGGACAGGCTCAAAGAGCAGGTCGGTGGATGCTACTCAGCGAGCAAAATCTTAGTGAGACTGTCAGTTTTGTTGTTTCTATTGATAGTGGAATAGCAATAAGGCCGGGGATGATAGTTTCTATTGCTGATCCTGTTAAAGCAGGGGAAAGGAGAAGTGGGAGAATCTCATCAGCAACCACTACAACTGTTGTTATTGATTCGAATAGTGATCTAACGATTGATATGGCTAACAGCCCAGTTGTTTCAGTATTACTACCAACAGGATTAATTGAAGAAAAGGTTATTACAAATTTTTCAGGAACAACAATAACAATAGATTCTTCCAGTCCTTTTAGTGAAACTCCTGCTACTGGGGCGGTATGGGAAGTAAAGACAACAACCATCGTTCCACAAAAATTTAGAGTTGTCTCTATATCAGAAGAAGATGGTGGACTCTATACAGTTACATCTCTTAAGTATAATTCAACGATCTATTCTGCTGTTGATAGTAAAACTAAAATACAGACTCCTGATATAAGCAATTTAAGCGTAATTCCAGACGTAGTAACGAATATTACAGGTAACGAATATCTATATCAAGATGGTTCTAATATACTTACTGCTTTCGATTTAGGTTGGACTTCGCCAGCCGGGAACGTCTCTGAATACTTTATTAATTATAGATTAGGTAGTAATAACTGGACTCAGATCACTTCGTTAAATCCTTCTGCTACTTTGAGGAATTTAACTGAAGGGACGCTAGAAGTTCAGATTCAATCCATAAACTTTGTTGGTGGGAGGAGTGCTATTGCAACAGCAACATTTACTCTTCTAGGGAAAACAGCAGTACCCGCAAATGTTCAGAATTTAACAATTGAACCGATAAGTGTTAACACAGCAAGATTGACTTGGGATCAAACGGTTGATCTTGATGTAAAGACAGGCGGAAAAGTACATATACGTCACTCAAGCAAAACGGATGGATCTGCAACTTGGACTAACTCTGTTGACCTTGTAGCTGCAAAAGGCGGTGCTACGACTACAACGAATATTCCACTTTTGGCTGGTGAGGTGATGGTCAAATTTGCAGACTCAGGCGGAAGGATGAGCGCATCAGAGACAAGCATTATTGTTGACCCACCAGACCCTATTGGAAATTTAGGTGTCTTAACTCGCCGTGAAGATCAAGACAGTCCACCATTTCAAGGAACAAAAGTTGATACTTTTTATAGTGATGAATATGACGCTCTTGTTTTAGATGGGGATGCGTCCTTTGATGCTGTTACAAGTGTTGATGCAATAGGAAACTTTGATTTCTTAGGCAATGTCAAATCATCAGGAACTTATACATTTGCTAATAAAATTGACCTTGGGGCAGCTTTTTCACTTGATCTCCAAAGAAGGTTTGTCACTAGAGGTTTCCTACCTGCTGATTTAATAGATAACAGAACGGCATTGATGGATACATGGGCTGATTTTGATGGTGGAGTTATCAACAACGTAAACGCAATTTTAGAAGTTAGAACAACAAATAATGACCCTGCTTCTGGAGGCGCATCTTGGGGAGCGTGGCAGAACTTTGCCAATGGAACATTTAAAGGTAGGGGTTTTGATTTCAGAACTACATTGACTTCTACAGATGTTGACGAAAATATTATTGTTGACGAACTAGGTTATACAGCATCGCTACAAACAAGAACAGAACAAAGTACGGGACTCGTTGCTAGTGGGGCGGGAACAAAAACTATTACTTTTGGAAAAGCGTTTTTCACTGGCACTTCTGCATTAGGTGGAGGCACATCAGCTTATCTCCCAAGTGTTGGAATTAATGTAAACAATATGGCCAGTGGAGATTATATACAGATGGGAACAGTTACAGGAACTCAATTCCAAGTAACCTTCAAAAACTCAGGAGGTAGCAGTGTTGACAGAAACTTTACGTGGTCAGTAGTGGGATATGGTAAAGGCGTATAGAATAATAACAACTTAGCCTAGACATTATGGCGACACATGACTATTCAATAGCCAACGGAACTGGAAGTGCCGTAAGAAGCGACCTTAACAATGCTTTAGCTGCAATAGCTTCTAATAACTCAAATGGTACTGACCCGTCCACGACTTTTGCCTATCAATGGTATGCGGATACAGGAGATGGAAAGCTATATATAAGAAATGCGGCAAATAACGCATGGGTAGAAGTTGGAACGCTTGCGAGCGCAAACCTTGGCCTCGCTCCAACAGCATCACCAACATTTACAGGAACAGCAGATTTCAATAGCAATACAGCCCTCAAGATTTCAGATGGTACGACTGCACAAAGACCTGGCTCACCTGCGGTTGGGATGTTTCGTTATAACACAACAACCAATGAGTTCGAGGGATATACAGGAAGCAGTCCTGCATGGGGATCTATCGGTGGAGGCGGAGGTGCGACAGGGACAGGAACAGATACAACTTTTCTAAACTTCGGACAAACGGTAACAGGTTCTTATTCAATTCCCGCAAATACAAACGCTCTCAGTGCAGGTCCGATAACTATAAATTCAGGCCAAACAGTGACGATACCATCAGGTTCTAACTGGACTATTGTTTAACCTACTATTTATCGGCTAATATCTAACTATGGCTATAACAATTTCAGGAACTACAGGAGTTGCAGGTGTAGATGGAAGTGCATCGGCTCCTTCTGTAGTCGGAACGGATAGTAATTCAGGGGTATATTTTGGGGCTGACACAATAAAATTCTCTACTGGTGGAACAGAGAGAATGTCGATTACTAATTCTGGGGTTGCTGGAGCAGGTTTATTTACTAGTTATGCAGTTATTGTCGATCAGAAAAGTCAGAATACAGAGGCCGGTACTTTTACACAAGATGCTTGGCAAACAAGAGATTTGAATACTGAGGGTTCTGATCCTGATGGGATAGTTTCTATTTCATCTAATAAATTTACCTTAGCTGCAGGTAACTATTTAATTATATGGTCAGCTCCTTGTTATAAAGTAGATAAAAATCAAACAAGATTATATGACGTAACTAACACGGCAGCAATAACTCCTATGGGAAGTGTAGAACATGCAAATACTTCTGTAGCTATTCAAGTCAGGTCAACTGGATCAGCAAGGGTAAGTCCTTCTGGAAGCACTGAGTATAGAATTGAGCATAAATGTGCAGCTACTAGATCAGGTAATGGGTTTGGGTTTGCTGCCAACTTGGCGGCTGAAATATTTACAATTGTAGAAATCTACAAGGAGGCATAACTATGGCTATTAATTCTGATACTGATATTGCAATAGCAATAGAAAAATTAGGTAAGAAACCTGAAAGTTTTGGTCTTACTCAATCAATACCACCTCATAACATTACGCATTGGGAAGGCGGAGATAAACAGCCTACAGATGCAGAGATAAATAAAGGTTGGACTGATTACAAAGCAGCGCAAGCAGCCGTTAAATATAAAACTGATCGCACAACAAACGGTTCAACCACCTACGACACAGTAGGTAATCAGCTCGATATGTTGTATGCCGACTTAGTGGCAGGTAAGCTTGATGCAACTGGCACGTGGGCCAAGCACATTAAAGCCGTCAAGGACGCTAATCCAAAACCATGACAGTTAAAATTGTACATAGCGGTGGCAATGGTGTTTCAATCGCTCCACCTGATGCCAACCCCGCAAGTGATAAAACAGTAAAACTTCCTGCGGCAAATGGGACGTTATTAACTACTGAAAGTTCACCTTCATTCAGAAATTTAATAATTAATGGTGCAATGCAAGTTGCACAACGAGGGACATCTTCTACCACAAGTGCCAGCTATACCTGCGATAGATTCCGTGTTAAATGGAGTGGACAAGATGAAGTTTTAACTTATTCGCAACATGCTTTAACTTCTAGTGATACTGGACCTTGGGCTAAAGGATTTAGATATTCTTTGCATGTTCAAAATGGAAACCAAACCAGTGGAGCAGGTGCTGCTGATTATGCAAATATAAATTATCGAGTAGAAGCACAGGATGTAGCTGGATCTGGTTGGGATTATACATCTGCTTCTAGTTATATAACGCTTTCTTTTTGGGTTAAATCTAGTGTTGCTCAAACCTTTTATTTCATCATTACAAATGGTGATGGGACGACATATAATTACCCTATAGAAACAGGATCATTAACAGCGGATACTTGGACAAAAGTAACTAAAACAATTCCTGGGAATTCAAATTTAACTATTAATAATGATAATGGGAATGGCTTAGAATTTGACATTCAACTATTCAGAGGAACAGATACCACGGGATCAGTTACCTTGAATCAATGGGCTACGTTTGCTTCTGCTACAAGGTGTCCAGATGTGACATCTACCTGGTGGACAACAAATGATGCAACATTTGAAATTACAGGTGTTCAGTTAGAAATAGGTGAAACAGCTACAGAATTTGAACACAGATCATATGGTGATGAATTACGGAGATGTCAACGCTATTACTTTAAGGAAACAGCCGTTACTAATGGCTTCTTAAGTGGTTGTGGTTTT